TATGAAGTCGCGCGGGCTGGCCTCGCCAGACGCTGCGGACGCCATCGCAGTGACGTTTGCATTTCCTATCGCACACCGCGAAGCACGCGTTGACAAGCGACGCATGAGCAGTTATTCTCCACAGGGAATATCTACATCATGGATGGGTTCTTGAGCATGGCGGACGCTAAAAAAGGTCTGTACGCAAACATTCACGCCAAAAAGGCGCGTATTGCTGCCGGATCAGGCGAAAAAATGCGTAAACCCGGCGCTAAAGGCGCACCAACAGCCAAAGCGTTCAAAGAGAGCGCCAAAACCGCTAAGAAAGGTAAGTAAATGCCATCAGGTAAAAAAGATATTTACGGCGTTAAAAGCAAAGCTCTCTACAAAGCAGGCGATATGGCAGGCGAAATAGGCGCTATGAAAAACGCCGCTGCTGCTGCCAAGTATGTGAAGCCTAAGCCTGACATGCGCGAAGGCACGACAAATCCTAGCGGCGGTCGCCCAGCAGCCGCATCTAAAATGATGGCTCCAAAGGCTGCACCAAAGCCTAAACCAATGCCAAAAGCACCACAAGTCATTCGTACAACGACGATGATGAAGCCAACGCCAACGGGCAAGAAACGCTAATATGCCGCTGTCCAAATCGACAAGCAAAGCCGCGTTTCGTAAGAACATCAAGGCGGAAGTAAATGCTGGCAAGCCTGTCAAGCAAGCTGTAGCTATTGCCTACAGCGTCAAGCGGGAAGCCGCCAAGAAGGGCAAGAAATAGCACATGGCCGACCCTACAGGCATCAACACAGCAGGCAAAGTCGCCAACGTAGGCTCTAACCCGCCGAAAACGACCGGCGACGACCATGACAAGATGGCAACCATGCGGTCGCGCCTGCAAATGGCGCAGGCTGCGTACTCTGACAGCCGTGAAGACGAACTGGACGACCTGCGGTTTATGGCAGGCTCGCCTGACAACCAGTGGCAGTGGCCTGCTGATGTGCTGGCGACACGCGGAAGCGTCCAAGGGCAGACAATCAACGCACGTCCATGCCTGACGATTAACAAATTGCCGCAGCACGTCCGCCAAGTCACGAACGAACAGCGTCAAAACCGCCCTAGCGGTAAGGTCATCCCAGCCGACGACAACGCTGACGTGCAGGTCGCAGAGATTTTCAACGGTGTGGTGCGCCACATCGAATATATGTCAGACGCCGACGTTGCATATGACACCGCTTGCGACAACCAAGTCACTTACGGCGAAGGCTACATCCGCCTGTTGACTGAGTATTGCAACGAAGAGAGTTTCGACCAAGACATCCGCATCGCGCGCGTCCGCAACGCATTCAGTGTCTACATGGACCCTACGATCCAAGACCCATGCGGCGCAGACGCTGAATGGTGCTTTGTTACGGAAGACATCCTGATTTCCGACTATGAGCGTATGTTTCCAGACGCCTCGCCTGTCTCGACCATCATGTCGCAAGGCGTTGGCAACGAGAGCATGGCGCAGTGGCTGGCTGAAGACACCATCCGGATCGCGGAATACTTCTACAAGTCGTATGAAAAAGCTACGCTGAACCTGTATCCTGACAATGAGACAGCGTTTAAAGGTTCAAACCGCGACAAACAGCTAGGTATTAACTTTGGGCCGCCTATCCGCACACGCGAAGTAGACCGCCAGAAGGTCATGTGGATGAAGACCAACGGGTTTGACATCCTCGACGAACGTGAATGGCCCGGCAAGTGGATACCCGTCGTCCGCGTCGTTGGCAACGAATGGGAAGTCGAAGGCAAGCTGTACATCTCTGGCCTTGTGCGTAACGCCAAGGACGCGCAGCGTATGTACAACTACTGGACCAGCCAAGAGGCAGAAATGCTGGCGCTGGCGCCAAAAGCACCGTTTATCGGTTACGGTGGCCAGTTCGAGGGCTACGAAATGCAGTGGAAGACTGCCAATACGACCAACTGGCCGTATCTGGAAGTCAACCCAGACGTTACAGACGGCGCTGGAGCCGTTTTGCCGTTGCCGCAGCGTGCAGCACCCCCGCTACCCCAAACAGGTCTGATACAGGCTAAAATGGGCGCTGGTGAGGATATTAAGGCCACCACAGGCCAGTACGACGCTTCGCTGGGTCAACAGGGCAACGAACGGTCGGCTAAGGCCATCGTAGCGCGCGAAAAGCAGGGCGATGTCGGTACGTATCACTACGTAGACAACCTTGCGCGTGCCATCCGGCACATCACACGCCAGATCGTAGACCTGATACCGAAGATTTACGACACGCAGCGCATCGCACGCATCATCGGCGTTGACGGCGACGTTGACATGGTCAAGTTCAACCCGACGCAGAAAGAGCCTGTCAAGGAAATCCGCGACGAAATGGGTGCGCTGATCGAAAAGGTCTACAACCCCGGCGTTGGTACTTACGACGTTATGGTCACAACTGGCCCCGGCTACATGACGAAGCGCCAAGAAGCCCTCGACGCCATGAGCCAGATTTTGCAATCCAACCCTGCACTTTGGTCGGTTGCAGGCGATCTGTTCATCAAGAACATGGATTGGCCCGGCGCGCAAGAAATGGCGGAGCGGTTCAAAAAAATCCTTGATCCGAAGGTATTGTCGGAAGGCGATCAGTCGCCTGAGATGATGGCCGCACAGCAGCAGATGGAAGCCATGACGCAAGAACTGAACCGGATGACAGACATCATCCAGAACGTTCAGGACAGCGTCGCACAGCGCGAAGTGGACATTAAGGAGTATAAGGCGCAGGTAGACGCCTACGACGCCGAAACGAAGCGCATTTCTGCGGTCCAGAACAGCATGTCGCCTGAGCAAATCCAAGACATCGTCATGGGTACAATCGCCGCCGCGATGGACACAGGCGACCTGATCGGCGGCGCACCTGAGATGCGTGAGCAGCCTCAGATGGACGAAGAGATGATGCAGCCCCAGCAGCCAATGCCTGAGATGGGCATGGAAGAAATGCCTGAGATGCAGCAAATGCCCGAAATGGCAGCAGAAGAAGCTATGGCACCGCCAGAAGAACCCGGCCAATCGCCTGAAGGAATGATGTAATGAGTTGCGCTGATTTTGTAGGAACACTGTTTTTGGCGCGTGATGTGGCTCACTCGACGCATCTGAACACACGCAGCTACGCAAAGCATAAGGCGTTGCGGAAGTTTTACAGCGAAATCATCGACTTGGCGGACAAATTTGCGGAAGCCTATCAGGGCAAATATGGCCTAATCGGGCCTATTTCGCTCATGTCAGCTAAGAAAACCAACAACATTGTCGAGTTTCTTGAAGGTCAAGTAGACGAACTGATGGAAATGCGGTATAAAGTCGTCGATAAGGATTGCACCCCAATCCAAAACATTATCGACGAGATTTTTGGCCTGTATTACAGCACGCTGTATAAACTGAAATTTCTCGCATAAGGACGCGCTATGGAACTGTTAAACCCACTAAGCAAAGCTGATTATCCTGCGTACAGCGTAGCCTACACTGGCACCGCTGGTAACACGTCCGCATGGGCGCCCGGAGCGCAGGGAGTAGTCGTCTGGTCTGACCAAGCCTGCTACGTCGAAGTCGGCGTCGGCGCGGTCGCTACGACTGCCAGCACGCCAATCCCACCGTTCACGCCGATCCCTTTCGTGTTGCCAACCAACACGACTGGCGCACCGTGGCGCGTAAGTGCAATCCAAGTGTCAACAGGCGGCACCGTTTACGCCAAGCCAATCAACCGGAACTGATAGATGGGTTTTGGCGGCGCGCTCCGTAACGGTATCGCTTTAGGCTTGGGAAGCATTATTAGCTTCCTGTCTGGCTACGCTGACGCGACCGTGCAAGGCAATCTGCTAACTGAAATAGGTGACAACCTCGTCCAAGAGGACGGTGGTTTGTTGCTGCTGGAGTAATTAGATGTCAGTAACCCCTTCACCCATCGGCGGCTTTGCAGCGCAGTTTTTTGATAACAACGGCGTTATTCTGTCGGGCGGCAAGATTTACACCTACGCAGCCGGCACGACTACGCCGCAGACGACGTACACCAGCGCGTCTGGCGTTACACCTCACAGCAACCCTATCATATTGGATAGCGCAGGACGCGTACCGGGCGGCGAGATTTGGCTGACTGACGGGCTGGTCTATAAGTTTGTCATCGAGACAGCCACAGGCATCCTGCTTGGCACTTACGATAACATCACTGGCGTCAACTCGAACTTCGTCAACTACACGGTGCAGGAAGAAGTCATCACGGCCACCGCCGGCCAGACTGTGTTCAACCTTTCGACGATCAACTACACGCCCGGCACGAACTCGCTGACCGTCTACATCGACGGCGTAAACCAGTATGTTGGCGACAGCTATCTGGAGACAGACAGCGACACCGTGACGTTTACGTCAGGGTTGCACGTCGGCGCGGAAGTTAAGTTTACTACGGCGGTGCAAAGCACCACAGGCGCCGTGGACGCATCCATTGTTAGTTATGATCCGCCGTTTACCAACGGCGCAATTACCAACGTAGAGGCCAAATTATCTCAATACGTTTCGGTTAAAGATTTCGGCGCTATTGGAAACGGTTCAACAAACGATTACCAAGCAATACAAAACGCTATAGATTATTTAGTTTCAGTCGGCGGCGGTAATTTAACGTGCGTTAATGGCAAAACATACGCCATGAACCCCGCGCCCGCTATTAAAGATAACGTAAAAGTGGATATGTGCGGTGCTACATGGAACATGACGCTTGGCAGCGGGAATGTTTATGGCGTCCGCCTTGGCACCAATTCCGGTATTGAGAATGGCACACTTAACGCCATTTCAACAGGGACCCCATCCAGCCAAAAAATATTCCACGCAGCTATTTCAATCGGTGAGCCAAATAACGGTGGGTTTACCCCCTCTAGCCCCGGCTATTACCAATACGCAAATAACTGGTTTGTACGTAACATGACGCTGCACACCACTAGGGCCAACAACCCTGTGTTGCAGGGTATCGGCGGTATATATAACGGTATAATCGAAAACGTGGTTATACCTAGTTCTGCTAATTGCAGCGGCATACATTTTGATTGGGGCAATGTCGGCGTTGTAAATTCGTCAGACATACCCGCTACAAAAGTTGCGTATCTTGCTGGTACGGCATTTACAACGCACCCTCACAACATAATCATCCGTAACCTTGCGGTTGGTAATCTATCTTACCCATCAGCGGCGCCCGACATAGGTACACGCGCAGTAAGATTGTCCGCGTGTTACGGAATTACAGTCGAAAACGTAGCTGTTCAAGGCACTACATATGCGGCGTACAATCATACTGGCGGCGATGTAGGGTTTGAATTTGCGCCCACGTCGGTGCGACCATTTGCGTGCCGCGGAAACAGCGCGAAAAATATTCAAGCGTTTAACTCTGCTTCTTTTGGGGCATATATTGACGCATATGCAGATAACGTAGCTGCGGCTGTTTCTGGCGGCTATGTAGCTATGTTTGACGTTTTGATGCAAACCGACATAACTTTAGACCAATTTACAACTTACGGTTTAGGCCTAAACACTAATGAGGACGGCATACGTCTGCTTTTTGTCGATGGCGTCACCGTTAAGGACGCGAACGTCACCAACCATAACTATGGGTTGTACATCGACGAAACCAGCCAAAACGTAAATATTTTACGTGGAAATTATTACTATAATCAACGCGACGGCGTCGGCGTTCGAGATAACGCAACCACTCAAGACATTGTCCTTGACAGCGTACAAGCGCAAAGAAACGGCGTTTGGAGTTCGTGGTCAACAAAAACTGGAATTAGAATTTCAGGCGGCAAAAACATTATCGTGAAAAACTGCTTTGTGGGCAGCAGCACTGAAGATTATCAGACGCTAGGCATTTATGTTGAAAACGCCGCTACCAACGTATCTGTTATTGATAATGTCTGCCGCGAAGTTGTAACAGGCGGTTTTGCCTTTGTAATGGCTTCGGATGGCGTATACACCGCCGTAAATGTTTTTAATGGAAACCGGTACACAGGTTCTGCGGGTACGGCTTACACAGGCCAGAAAATTGTACCCTTTGCATCCGCTTATGACCCCGTGAATAGTATTTTGGTTCGTCAATGGTTGGCCGGAAGTGCCTTTCTTTCTGCTGGCACTACACCCCCGAACGGTACTTGGGTCGCAAACGACAGAATATTCTATTCATCTGGTACGGCTGCCGGCGGGTATACAGGCACTGTTTGCATAACTGGCGGCTCTCCCGGAACATGGAAGCGTTTTGGCGCTGCTGAAGCATAAAGGATTAAATTATGGCTGATAAAAAGATTTCTGCTTTAACTGGCGCGACCACCCCTTTAGCGGGAACTGAAGTCCTGCCTATTGTGCAAGGCGGCAACACTGTAAAAGTGTCGGTAGATAATTTGACTACAGGTAAAGCCGTTTCCACTGGCGCACTAACATCGACCGGGAATATTAATTTTAATGGCGGCACGTTCCGTTTCAACTCAGCTAAAGCTGATTTGGATTTTAACGTAAGTGGTGACACCGACGATAACCTTATTTATTGCGACGCAAGCACCGACCAAGTTGGTTTTGGGCGAAATAACCCCGGCGCAAAAATTGATGTAGAAGGCGCAGCTATTGTCCGCGGAAACGTCACTATAACAGGTGCGTTCATCCCCGGCGCAAATATTTCCGCGCCTAGCGCGGATGCTTTTGTATACCGATCTGCGGATAATACGCTGGCGCTAGGCACAGCAAACGCTGCTCGATTTGTCATAGATGTTTCTGGTAATGCAACTGTTTCTACTGGCAACCTCGTAATCGGCACTGCTGGCAAAGGCATCGACTTCAGCGCAAACACGCACGCGGCTGGCATGACCAGCGAATTGCTGAATGACTATGAGGAAGGCACTTGGACGCCAAACCAAGGTAGTGGCCTTACCGTAGTCGGCGATTTCAGTTCTACTGGAAGATATACCCGCGTAGGCAATCAAGTAACTATCACCGGAACTTTGTCAGGCGCAGGTTCAATCGCACTAGCTGGCCCCGGAATTATATTTACGAACATTCCCTACGCAATTGCAGGCCCTGCTTGCGGCTCCATGAACTCAAGCAGCCTCAATTCTTCGGGGGCAATTACCGCAATTTCTGGTGCGACGGTTTACGGTAACACAAGCCCTGCCGTTTCCACCATATATTTTGCCATGACTTACCTAGTCTAAGGAACCGCCATGTCGCTGACCAAAGTAACTTACTCGATGATCCAAGACGCAGCGGTGAACGCAGGCGACTATGGTGTTTCGTCGAGCGCCAGCGCAGCAGCCAACCTTGCAGCGTTCAAAACAGCAGTTGCAGCTACACCTGAAGGCGGTACGTTGTATTTGCCAACCAGCGCGTTAGACTATGAAATCAACACTAGCGGCGGCCTGTCAACAGCCATTGAAATTAACAAAAGCATGACCGTCGTCCTTGACGGTTTTGTAAAGGCTACTTTTGGAGCAATCCAAGCCAACCCACCGACGATTTTTTACGTCACTGCTGATAACGTAAAGTTTACTGGCAATGGTGGGTTGAAGGGCGATGGCACAACCAATTCGGTCAACACGGGAACCGACGCTACGCTGCCTAGTCTCATGCGCGTCACAGGCGACTATTTTGTTTTAGATGGCCTGACTGTAGATACTCCGTTTAAAGTAGGGGTACATTTAGTCGGGTCGAACAACGGCAAAATCATCAACAACACTTTTACCGGCGGCCCTACGACATATACGGACACGGCCTATTTCGGTGTGCGTGTCAGTGATGGCGACCGTCACATCATTAGTAATAACCACTTTGTTCCTAGTGCTGGCGGCGGTATGTACGTCCAGTGCATTTTCTTTAGTGATGGAAACGACTCCATTGTCGAAGGAAACATCGCTGAGAAGCCATACGAAAAGTTGGCCTATTTGAATGGCAACAACAATATAATAAACGGCAACAGCGTCATCGGTAATACGTCTACAATCCCCGGCACAAACCAAACAGGGACTGTTGGCGTTGTTTACCGTTGCGATGGCGCAAACAACAAGATCACCAATAACTTCTCAAATTACGGCGGCGGCGCAGCTTGCCGCTTTGGTGGTTACAACGACATTTCTGGCAACACATTTTTGAATTGCGGTCAGGGAGCCATCGCTGTTTTTGGTGCTACCAGCGACTTTGACCAAACCACCATCCGCAACAACACTGCGTTTTGCGGTAATTTGGCCGGCATATATGTTACTGACGGCATTTACGTTAACGCTTCGTTCGGCGTATCAAAGCAAATCCAGATAACTGGAAACGTGCTTGACGGTTTTGCTCCGACTGATCCGATTGCCAATATCCCTACTTGGGCTTCAGGAACGGCGTATGGGGTTGCGTCGGTAAAACCGACAACACCAAACGGTTTCTACTATGGCACGTCTTCTGGCGGGACTTCTGGCGGGAGTGAGCCTGCATGGCCTACTTCATCAGGTGCAACGGTTGTTGATGGGTCTATAACATGGACTGCTGCACAAGTGTCCACGGCAACGGCATCTATTCGACTAGACGCTGACGGCGGCGGCATATTGGCTCAAGAAGCCTCTATCAGCAATAATATCGTGACCAATACGCGAATTGGAATTGTATCTTCATATATGCAAAATTCCAATGTCAACAACAATCAGTTGTTTGTGACGGCGCAAGGCATTGTTGAGACTAACGCAACCAGCAACAAATACCGTTACAACCGCATTGAAGGATCAGCCACTGTCGGCATTGGCTCAATTAGCGCCACGTCATTCGGTGAAGGCAACAGCTATAACGGCACAGACATTGTAGCAGACGCAACGATGGGCGCAGCCACCGCAGCCTATACTGTTCCCAGCGCCACGTTAAACGTAGCGTCTAACGCTTATGTTGTTGTCACCGCTGCCAACCAAGCTGCTGCAACATTTCTTGCAGCCAATGGCATTTACACAACGCTGTCAGTGCCTAACGTAATTGTGCGTTCTGGAAACGGAACAAACTTTGCTGGCACTGAAATTTTTAGATTACACACTATTCAATAACCTAATGTCTGGCGGGATAGCTGGGCTGGAAACAGGAGAAAGAAAATGGCTTTAGAGAAAAACGTAGTGGTTGATAAGATTGAAGTCCTTGAAAGCGGCGTTGTGCAAGTGCGCGTCAAGACTGCCATCCTTGAAGACGGAGAACAAATCAGCGGCACTTTCAGCCGTCACGTTGTTGCCCCCGGCGATGACTACAGCGCCGAAGACGCCCGCGTGCAGGCTGTCTGCGCCGCAACGCACACTGCCGAAGTGGTAGCTGCGTATGCCGCAGAGCAAGCCAAGAACGCGCCGGCAGCACTGCCAGAAGCAGAAGTTTAACGATATTGCCAGACTGCATCAAATGATGTAGTCTGGCCTACAACCGTACTGATGCGGCTCATCAGGAACTCTTTAAGGGTTAAACATGGACGATAATGTTCCTATTGAAGCGGATGCCTCCGCGCCAGAACTCGAAGCCACGGCAGCAATCGAGCCTGTAGAAAACACGACGCCGGAAACGCCTGCTGAACAGGAAGCATCTAAGACCTTCTCACAAGAAGAACTGGACGCGATTGTAGGCAAGCGACTTGCGAGAGAACAACGCAAGTGGGAACGAGAGCAAGCACAGAAGCTGTCAGAAGCACAGTCTCGGCAACCGGCGCAAGCGCCAACCGATCTGACTCCTGAGCAGTTTGACACTTACGAAGATTATGCCGATGCCTTGGCAGAGCATAAAGCGGAAGTGTTGCTGGAACGGCGGGCAACCGCTAAAGAACAGCAGGCATTGCTTGAGCAGTACCATGACCGTGAAGAAACGGCGCGGGATAGATATGACGACTTCGACCAAGTCGCCTACAATCCTAACCTGCCTGTCACGGAATACATGGCACAAAGCATACAGTCTTCGGACGTTGGCCCTGACCTGCTTTATTGGTTAGGCACCAACCCCAAAGAAGCTGATCGCATTTCTCGCTTGAACCCGATCTTGCAAGCAAAGGAAATCGGAAAAATTGAGGCCGGATTGGCTTCTAATCCGCCGGTTAAGAAAACTTCAACCGCCCCGGCACCGATTGCACCTGTCACTGCACGTTCTACTGGCACCAGCCAGTACGATACAACCGACCCTCGCTCGACCAAGTCGATGAGTACGTCGGAATGGATCGAAGCAGAACGGCTGAGACAGATCAAGAAGTTCGAGGCACAACGTAACCGTTAAATAGGGAATACCCCATGTCCAATAGCATTTTAACAATTGATATGATCACGCGGAAGGCTCTCGAAATCCTTGAGAACAACCTCGTGCTTACACGTAACGTAAACCGCCAGTACGACGACAGCTTTGCTGTTGAAGGCGCCAAGATCGGCTCAACTCTGCGTATCCGTCTTCCAGACCGTGCGCTTGTCACCGACGGTGCAGCCCTTCAGGTACAGGACGACAACGAACAGTTCACAACGCTGACCGTTGCCAACCAGAAGCACATCGGCGTCAACTTCACGACCGCTGAATTGACCATGCAGTTGGACGATTTCGCAGAGCGCGTTCTCAAGCCACGTATCTCGCAGCTTGCTTCCAGCATCGACGCTGACGTTGCAAACGCATACGCAACCATCGGTAACTCGGTCGGCACGCCCGGCACTACGCCAGCTACTTCGGCTGTTCTTCTTGCTGCACAGCAGAAGCTGAACGAAAACGCTGCTGTAATGTCGCCACGTTATGCCACTGTCAACCCAGCCGCAAACGCTGGCTTGGTCGAAGGCATGAAGGGCTTGTTCAACCCAACCGACACCATCAGCAAGCAGTTCAAGAACGGCATGATGGGTACTGGCGTACTTGGTTTCGACGAAATCAATATGTCCCAGTCCATCAAGCAGTTCACCACTGGTTCGCGCGACGCAACCGGCGGTTCGACTTCGGCTGCTGTCACGTCGGAAGGCGCGACAACCATCGCCATCACCGGCGCTGGTGCCAACGACACCGTCAAGGCTGGCGACGTGTTCACTGTAGCTGACTGCTATGCAGTTAACCCACAGACGCGTGAAAGCACAGGTTCGTTGTTCCAGTTCGTTGCATTGGCTGATGTCTTGCTCAACGGCTCTGGCGCAGGCAGCATCACTGTTGCACCGATGTACTCGGCTAACCACGCACTTGCTACCGTCAACGCTCTGCCTGCTACCAGCAAGGCTGTTGTGTTCGTCGGTGCAGCGTCGTCGCAGTACGCGCAGAACCTCGTATACCACAAGGATGCTATCACCTTCGCAACCGCCGACCTTCTGCTCCCACAGGGCGTAGACATGGCTTCGCGTCAGGTACACAACGGCATCTCGCTTCGCGTTGTTCGTCAGTACGACATCAACAACGACCGTATGCCTTGCCGTATTGACGTTCTGTATGGCTACAGCACGATCCGTCCGCAAATGGCCGTCCGGATGTGGGGCTAATTTAATCACGGCCTCCGGTTCGCCGGAGGCCAAACTTTTTAAAGGATTTATATCATGGCTATTCTACCTAATGGCGCCGGCGGTTATCAAGTTGGCGACGGCAACCTCGGCGAAGTCACGCTGGGCGTATCCGCTATCCCTACTGCGTACACCGCAGGTGTTACGCTAACCACTGCTGATCTGGCTGGCGGTCTTGTCGTTTACACGTCAAGCAGCACGGCTGACCTCGCGCTTCCTGCCGTTGCTGGCGTTGGCGGCGTAAACGCTGACATCAGCAGCGCAAAGGTTAACTCAGCATTTGAGTTTTCTTTGATTGCTACCAGCACCGGCGTACCTACAATCACCGCTGGCACAGGCTGGACGTTGGTTGGTTCCGGCGCAGGCGTTGCGTCCAAGAGCGTATTGTTCCGTGCCGTTAAAACTGGCGCTGAAACATACAATCTGTATCGTATCGCTGGCTAATAGGTTTGCCCCGGCTACGGTCGGGGCATCCTTTTCAGGAGAACAATCATGCCTAATACTAAAGCAGTAGGCGTAGCATACGCCGACCCTGAGTTTGAAAGCGTTTCCGTTACTGGTGCGATGAGCGCCGGTTCGGTCGTTTCAACCGCGTCAAGCGGCGCTGTAGCCAGCAACGCAAGTGCAGGCGTCTATATCCTTAGCACTGCAATCACCGCTAACTCGACCACCACTTCGGCACCTGTCGGTTCGCTTGGTATCACAACCAATGCAACTGGCCGTGGCAAGCTGTTCTACGCAGACGGCACTAAGTGGCAGTTCATGGCGATCAGTTAATTAATCTGGGCGGCTTTCGGGCCGTCCATTTTACGGAGTTTTTATGGCGGTTATCTACCTTGTTCACGATGTCCACGGCGCAAAAGTTGCTATCTCAGAAGAGGAAGCGCGCAGCGACGAAGAGTTTGGTTGGGAACGCTTTTACCCTGACGCCCCTGTAGTGGCGCCCGTTAACGAAATGTCGGCAGGCAGCAAGCGCCGCCGCGCAACGCAGGAAGACTAACCAATGGAAACGGCTGGGGACATAATTAACGGTTCGCTTAGGCTTCTAGGCGTTCTGGCAGAAGGCGAAGTTCCATCGGCTGAAACGTCGCAAGACGCACTGCGCGCCATGAACCAGATGATCGATAGCTGGAACACTGAGCGCCTCGCGGTCTTCTCGACGCAGGACCAAGTATTCACATGGCCGTCAGGCCAACTGTCACGCACGCTTGGCCCTTCTGGCGACTTCTCCGGCAACCGCCCTGTGCTGCTTGAGGACTCGACATACTTCCGCGATCCCGGCACCGGCGTCAGCTACGGCATCAAATTCATTAACCAGCAACAGTATAACGGCATCGCGGTCAAGACCGTCACGTCTACCTACCCGCAGGTTATCTTCGTCAACATGACGTTCCCCGACATCGAAATGTACGTCTATCCGCGCCCTACGCGCGATCTGGAATGGCACTTCATTTCGGTTGAAGAACTCACCCAACCAGCAACGCTGGCGACCACACTGCATTTCCCGCCCGGCTATCTGCGTGCGTTCCGTTACAACTTGGCGTGCGAGATGGCACCTGAGTTTGGCGTTGAGCCGTCACCGCAAGTGTCGCGTTTGGCTATGGCATCGAAGCGTAACCTGAAGCGCATCAACAACCCTGACGACATCATGTCCATGCCATACAGCATCGTGGCGACGCGTCAGCGGTTCAACATCTTCGCGGGCAACTACTGATGAAGACGCCGATCCTTGGGTCGGCGTATGTCGCAAGAAGCGTCAACGCCGCAGACAACCGTATGGTCAACCTCTTTCCGGAAATCGTACCGGAAGGCGGCAAAGAGCCTGCCTTTCTTCAGCGCGCGCCGGGGCTAACCCGTCTGGCTACGGTCGGCATCGGGCCTATCCGCGGGCTGTGGCAGTTCGGCGATTACGGCTACGCCGTGTCTGGCCCGACGTTGTATCAGATTGACAGCAACTGGAACGCAGTCGCCAAAGGCACCGTAGGCGGTAGTGGCCCTGTCAGCATGGCCGACAACGGCACGCAGCTATTCATTGCGGCTAACCCGCAGGGTTACATTTACAACGCCGGCACTGACGCGTTCCAGCAGATCACTGACCCTGACTTCCCCGGTGCAGGCACGGTCGGGTACATCGACGGCTATTTCGTGTTCAACGAACCCGGCACGCAGAAGATTTGGGTGACATCGCTGCTCGACGGCACGGCTGTCGATCCGCTGGAGTTTGCCAGCGCCGAAGGCAATCCAGACAATGTGGTTGCGGTCTTTGTGGACCACCGCGAAGTCTGGGTGTTCGGCACCAACTCGACCGAAGTTTGGTACGACGCTGGGCTGCTCGACTTCCCGCTGACGCGTATCCAAGGTGCGTTCAACGAACTGGGCTGCGCGGCGCCGTACAGCGTCGCCAAGATGGACAACCAAGTCTACTGGCTGGGCAAGGACGCCCGCGGTCAGGGCATCGTTTACCGCGCTGCTGGCTACATCGGCCAGCGCGTGTCAACGCACGCTATCGAATGGCAGATGCAAGAGTATGCCGACATCTCGGACGCTACAGGCTACACATACCAGCAGGACGGCCACAGCTTCTACGTGCTGAACTTCCCGACCGCTAACACCACATGGGTGTATGACGTCGCCACCGGCGCATGGCATGAGCGTGCGTCGTTTGTTAACGGCGAGTTTAACCGTCATCGCGCCAGCAGCCAGATGTTCTTCAACGCTACCACTGTTGTCGGCGACTACCAGAACGGCAAGATTTACGAGTTTGACCTGAACGAGTATTCCGACGACGGCAGCCCGCAGAAATGGCTGCGGTCGTGGCGGGCGCTCCCGACAGGCGCTAACAATCTGGCCCGTACTATCCAGCACTCCATGCAGCTTGACTGCGAGACAGGCGTTGGTCTGAACAATGGCCAAGGCGAGAACCCACAGGTCATGCTGCGCTGGTCTGACGATGGCGGTCACACATGGTCGAACGAACACTGGAAGTCGATGGGGCGCATTGGCCGGTCTGGCTACCGCACGATCTGGCGCCGCCTTGGTGCGACGCTGAAGATACGCGACCGCGTCTACGAGGCGTCAGGGACTGACCCTGTCCGCATCTACATCATGGGCGCTGAACTGCTGCTGTCAGGAACGCGGGCCTAATGGCGTATTCGCCGATTAACCCTACACAGTTAACGCCGCCGCGCGTCGATCTGATTGACCCGCGGTCAGGCGCTATCAGCCGTGAATGGTATCGGTTCTTTCTATCGCTGTTGACCGCAACGCAATCCAACCAAGACGAAGTCGAATTAGCGCCTGACGCTACGTCGCTGATAGCGTCCTATGACGCCATGCTGGAGTCGTTGGCGCAGACCACAGAGACGCAGCCTGACGGCGCGTCGGTGTCTGACTTGGCCGTCGTGCAGAGCGAAACGCAAGCCTTGGCGTCTACGCCTGAAGGCGCGTCGAGCGACGATGTGGCTGTGTTGCAGACGCAGATTGACGGGCTGGCGCTGTCGCCACCACCCAAGCAGAGCCGCAACCCGCGCTACGGTTCGTTCTACGACACGACAACGCAGACAGCAGCCGCCATCAATACGGCCTATGCTATGACGTTTAACACCTCAGACTTGTCGTATGGCGTCACACGCGGCACACCAACATCACGCATTTATGTTGACACGCCCAACGTGTACAACGTGCAATTCTCCGCGCAGCTAGACAAGACTGCCGGTGGCGTCGGCCTCGTATGGATATGGTTGCGTAAGAATGGGGTGAACGTGCCAGACAGCGCGGGGCAAATCCGCATTCAAGGCAACAACGCTGAAATTCTGGCTGCGTGGAATTATGTTATACAGTTGAACGCTGGCGACTATATAGAATTAATGTGGGAAGTTGACGATACTTCGGTTATTATATTGGCTGAAGCGGCGTCGGCAGTACACCCGTCAGTCCCTTCGGTCATCCTAACGGTGACTGACAACATAAGTGCTTTGGAGGTATAACATGGCCGTATCAATTAGTAACATCATCCCCGCCAAGACAGCGGAGAACAGCCAGACGACGCAGTACACGTCGAATGGCGTGCAGACGATCAACGACAAGTTTACCGCGACGAACTACAGCGTCTCGGCTGCGACGATCAGCGTCAACCTGATTTCGGCTGCGGGCAGCGCGGGCAACGACAACTTGATCGTCAAGACCAAAACGCTCCAGCCGTCTGAGACGTACACCTTTCCTGAACTGGTCGGCCATGTGCTGCCCAACAATGGCTTCATCAGCACCATCGCTGGCACGGCGTCGGCCATCAACATCCGCGCGTCAGGCCGTCTGGTTAGCTAATGCTAAAGCGATGCTTTGATGTGGAGCGGATAAACGGGGTGGCTAACCATCCTGACGTTCGCCCATTTATAGGCGCCGTAAGTGTGGGCGAGTTAGATTTTACCGACGCGGTCGAGTTTGATAAGAACTGGTTTTTGATGGGCGAACATGGCGGCTATGTGTTGGCGTGGACATCACCTAACGTCTACGAAGTACACGTAATGATACTGCCAGAAGGCCGCGGTAAATGGGCAGCTAAGGCTCGTCAGTTTACGATTGATTACGCCGTAGAACACGGCGCTGAAACCCTGTGGGCGCGGATTGCCCCTAACGCCCCTAGCGTGTATATGTACGCGCGCAAGGGGGGTATGCAACCCACAGGTGAAATGATATACACCCTTGGGTCCGCCTACGACCTGTATAAGATGGAGTTACCGAAATGCCACCAGCAGTAATCGCAGCAGGTATCGGCGCCGCCGGCGCAATAGGCGGCGGTCTTATCGCGTCAAGTGCGTCTAAAAAAGCCTCTGCGGCGCAACAGCAAGCCGCGCGCGACGCTACGTCGGCGCAGGAGCGTATGTTCCAGCGGCAGACGGAACTGCAAGAGCCGTTTCGTCAGGGTGGCCTTACGGCACAGCAAGAGATTATGCAGCTTCTCGGCATCGGCGGCGACAAGACCGCCGCTGGCTACGGCAGCATGGCGAAAGCCTTTGGTACCGATCAATTCCAACAAGACCCCGGCTACGCCTTCCGTCAATCGGAAGGCATGAAGGCGCTAGAGCGGTCGGCAGCAGCGCGCGGCAACCTCATGTCGGGCAGCACCATGAAGGGCATTCAGCGTTTCGGTCAGGACTTGGCGAGCCAAGAATACCAGAACGCGTTTAACCGTTATCAGGTAGAGCGGTCGGCGCGCCTTAACCCGCTGCAATCGCTGATGGGTTCCGGTCAGTCCGCCACCAACGTGCTTACGGGCGCCGCTGGTCAGATGGGGCAGAACGAAGCGTCCAACATCTATAATGCAGGCCAAGCCCGCGCGTCTGGCTATATCGGGTCGGCCAACGCGCTTAACACTGCGTTGGGCCAAATAGGTTCTTATGCGGCGGAAACACCAATGCGGAACGCAATGATTAAATATTACACTGAAAACGCGCCTGAAAGCCCCACCAACACTTTTAAGCCGGGCGGCGGCTTTGGCTCCGCGACGCGCTACAACTTAACAGGTCAATGATATGCCAAACCAGATGATAGCACTGCAAGCGCGCAACCCGCAGCTTCCTGATCCTGCACGTCAAACCGCGCAGATGGCGAACATGATGAACGCAGCAGCGCAACAGCGCGCGTCGCAGCTTCAGGGTCAACGTATACGTCAGGAGATGGAATACGAAACGGAATTGCAGGCGCCTAAACTTGCCGAAGCAAGTGCAAAAGCAAATAGCGCGCAATTAACGTTTGTTATGGATTTCTACAAAAAGTCCGCGGATAGCCTTCTTAACTCAAGCACACCTGAGCAGGCGGTTGCCCGTGGCGAACGGCTAAAATCAATGTTTCCCGTCCCCGCGCTCCAAGCGCAAATAGACGAAACAATAAAAGACTTAGTAAGCGATCCAAGTCAGTTCCAAGCTAAACGCAAAGAAATGCTTATCAACACTCTGGACGCCAAGGACCAGCTTGCCGTAGAGCATAGCGACATATTTGACGCCGACGGAAATTTACTCTTCAAAGAGTCGAGCAAAGTGGGAGCGTTCCCTACAAGATTAACGCCCGGCGTCGTAACCGATCTTCCATCTACCGCAACACGCCCCACGCCGGCGCCGCGCGCGACACCGACCGCGGGCGCCGGTACGTCCGCAGATATGCGCGCGACGCAAGGCGCCAACACAACACCGCAAGACCTTATAAATCAAGGGATGAACCCTAATAACATCCCTTCGGGTATGCCCACTTCGCGTCCAGTGTCGTTTAACCAAAGCGACATGGGCGGCGCAGGCGCTGTGCAGATGGCGCCTGAAGTAATGTCACGCATTGTGGACTCCGCGTTTGAAACCGGCGTCATGGCGCAGGTGGACTTCGATCAGCTTTTAGCATCCCAGCCGCCGCAGAATAAGCAGGCGCTCGTTGACTCCTTCCGTCGGGCTAACATTACGCTGCAAGCTGATGCGCCGTCGTTGGCTGACAGCGCAATGGGTCAGCAGCAGATGGCGACTAACCCTGTACAAAGACCGCAGGCAGGATTTGCTGTTATGCGCGGTCCAACACCGCAATCGCGGACCGCTAATCTAGGTGGTGATATGCCAATGATGCGGAACACGGAGGCGCAATATCAGGTTGGTCAGCAAGTTAAAGGCCGCAACCCAAGTGTGGGCGCGTACCCCGGTTCGGCGCAGGTACCTTTGGGGCGCCTCGGCGCGGAAAAAACAACAGAGGCGCAAGCTACCGCCGATGTAAATTTACGGATGGCGCCGGAAATTGCAAAGGCGACTAAGCTGGCGGAACGCGCTGTTGAGAAAAGGTCAGAAGCACTAGTAGCAAAAAATGAAACCAAAGCAGCAATTCAAAGTCTTGATAAATATATTGAAGAAATAGATGCGCTTTTGCGCTCTCCTGACCGACGTTTTATTGTTGGCCGAATTGAAGGTAACCTACATTACCTTGGTAGCTTGGGCCAAAACGAACGCCAAGCTGAATTGCAGGCTATGTATGATAGGATTAAAAACGCCGATACACTTGGATCGTTGGTGGAGGCGAAACAAGCTACCCCAACTGGCGGGTCGCCAGTCGGTAACGCATCTAACCTAGATGTTCAGCTTATAGCCAAAAGTGCTAACTCTTTAACCCAAACGGGCGGTGTACCTAAGTTTGACGAGGACTTAAAAAAACTACGCCGCGAGGCATACCGCACGCGCCAACGCCGCATAGAATTTTACAGTGATAGATACGGTGATTTAGCTTCCGAAGACCCTAAGTTTAAACTGACCGTGCGGCCAATCGCAGATCGGTATATAAGTTCTAAAGACTTGCCCAAAACGCGCACGCCAGTGCAGCGCAAGGCAAGCGGCGGGTTTACGGTTGTAAGGGTTGAAGACTGATGCCTACATATACGGTCCGCGCGCCAAACGGTAAGACCTATAAAATCACTGGTCCTGCCGGCGCTACCAACGCGCAGCTTGAACGAGCGGTCCTTGAAGCGTACCCCGACGCGGGGGGGCCAGCTAAAAAAGCTGTCGCCCCGCCGCGCACACGCGGTTCGGGTATCGGCGCGGTCAATGCGGCGCTGGACAACATTAACGAAATTATACTTGGCGTCCCTGAAGGCGCGTACAATCTCGCAGCTATGGTTACTGACCCTATATCAGGTATGATTTTCGGTAAGGAAGCCGTAAAGCAAGCGCAGGGCCAACGCCGCGCTGCCACTGATTATTTATCGCGCAATTTAGTAACGAAGCCGCGCCCGCTTGCCCGCGAACTTGGGCGCACAATAGCGCCCGGTGCTGCGGTCACGCGCACAGCCAACGTACTCGCCCCCTTGGCGCCAAAAATACCTGTAGTCGGCGACGTTGTATCAAAGGTTTTAAAGTCTACTGCGTCTGGCGGCATCGGTGTAAAAGGTTCATCTATCCCTGAAACTATCGCGCTGAAGGTTGCGGGCGGCGGCGCTTCCGGTGCAAGTACCGCAGCTTTGATGGGGCAAGACCCGATTGAAGGTGGTCTTTACGGCGCTGGGCTGCCTATCGTTGGTACGATATTAAAGAAACTCGGCGGCGGCGCCGTTGACATTTTTCGGGTGTCCAAAGTTCAAGCAGGAAAGATTATCCGCGAGGCGCTCGGTAAAAATGTTGATGCGGCTAAAGCTGCTTTTGCACAGCTATCGCCCGGCGATCAGCGCCTAGCGCAACAAGTCCTGATTGAAGCTGGTGTAGAGCCTAGCCCTTTCTTCGGATTGGGTAAAATCGCCAGTAAACAAATGGACCCCGACGCTACTCGCATTATATTGGAGCAGCAAGAGGCGGCGCGCAATGCCCGTCTGGCGGGCATTTCAGGCGGCGCCGACGCCACCGCGCAGAGAGCCGCTGCGGATGTCGAGCGCCGCGCGGTAAATGAAGCTACAGGCCCAGCCCGCGAAGCCGCGTTAGGCACCATAAAAGAAACTAACGTCGCCGTTTCTGAAGCAGAACGACTAGCAAACGCTGCGCGGCAACAGGCGGCTGAACAGTCTGGCCTCGCGCGGCGTATGGCTTTTGGGGCTAACCGCGCAGACACATTGTTAGACACAAGCAACCGTTTTGATGACTACGCGCAAGCACTTGATGACGGGATTGCAGGCGAAAGAATTACTGATGTCGGTAAAATTAACGTAATTCGCGGTCGTGCAGGTGCCATGACGCAGCGCGGCGAACAAGCCGCGCAGCAAGCTATAGGTTTGCGTCAGCAAGCCCGCGACATGGACGATATTGTTGCGGAGTTAGCAGCGCAAAACCGTGAACCTTTGTTGGCCGCGCCGCTAGTTGCTACCTTACGGCAGCAAGCGGGGGCTGAAGGCGTCCGCACTAGTTCCGCCCGCCGTGCGTTGCTTAAATTAGCAAGCCAAATTGAAGGCGCTGCCGACCAAAACGGTATGCTTAACCCTTACGATTTGTATACGCTTCGCAAAGAAGCCAGCGACATCGTGGAAAAATATGTCGCGTCGTCAGCGCAACCGTCTACAGGATCAAAAAAACGCGCGGCAGGGTTAGTCATAGGGTTTAAAAACGCAGTTGATGAAGCGTTAGGGCCAGCATTTAAAGATTATTTGGTTCAGCATCAGCGCGGTATGCAAAACGTCAACACACAAGAGTTGGCCGCGCGCGGCGCGCAACTAGCCGAAGAAAATCCCGACGAGTTTATCGCTCTTATGCGCGGTAAACGCCCAAAAATAGTCGAAGATGTTTACGGCAAAGGCACGAACCAGTTTGACATCGGCGGCATGGCGCTGGCCGACCCTGCGCGGTACTTGGCAATGAAGATGTCGGCGGGTGAATTAGAAACGCTGAACAGGATGTCGCAGCTTGGTGCGGTGGGTCAAACGCGCGCGCAAAATATCTTAAGCGCACAGGAACCCGGAAAACTATCTAGGGCGGCTTCATCTATTATACGCGCTAAATACCCGCCATTAGCGTTTCTGGGTGCAGGCACGCAGGGCGCGACAAGCGCGTTTGTAACGCCCGCGGTACAGAAAGAAATTGCAAAGGCTTACGAGAGCGGGCCAAACATGATGGCCGCCATAAACGAGCTTCCAACATCCGTGCGTATGTCGGAACAATTGCAGCAGCGATTAAGCCCAACGGCGCGCAACATCATGGCGCAACAGTTTGGTGCGCCATCTACCCTTGGGGCGCAATATAACTTCCCTGACATAGACCCTGAGTCCGGCGAACCGCTGATAGATATTGATTTTTCCGAAGGCTATGCAGTACCGATATACGGCAGAGTATCACGCAACAGTATGAGACGCTAACAATGACTTCTATCGACCAGACCCAAGCACAACTCAACACGCACGAACAAGTCTGCGCGTTTCGGTACGAGAGTATCTGCGCGCGGATGAAGCGGATTGAAAAAGTCGGCATGACTTCGGCTGGCACGATCATAGTGTTGCTGGTCGGCATCCTGCTGAACGTGCTGCAAAAGGGCGTCTAAGGTAGCCTCATGCGTGTAGTCAGTCTACTACTGGCGGTGCTGGTGCTGGCGGGCTGCCAAGATCGCTACCGCTACGACTGCCAAGACCCTGAGAACTGGCAGGAAGAAATCTGCAAGAAGCCCAAGTGCATCGCTATGGGTTACTGCACCGAATGGCTGATAAAGACGGGCGAAGAAAAGCATGAAGCCCACTAAGGATTGGTCGCCAGAAGAACTGCTGCGGTTCATCGTCGGCATCGTGCTGTCGCTGACGTTGACGTTTATCGTTGCGACCGTGCTATACTCGTTGGTGTTTGTGTCTCAGCCTATGGAAGGGCAATCCCCTAACGACGCTGAGTTTTTCAAGTTGATTAACCCGATAGCTACGTTCATTGTCGGGGCGTTGGCAGGACTTATGGCGGGGCAGGGCAGCGGCGCTATGCAAAAGAAGAAGGACAAAGAAGATGAGCTTCCTGAATAGTTTTGAAAGCAAGCATGACGGCGTCAACGACACCGTCGAGTTTGTCGTGCGCGTGGCAATCGTCACGCTGTCGGCAGTTATCCTTGTTGTTGTGCTGGCGCTTGTCGCTGGTCTGTTCATGCCGAACGATGTCATAGACAGCGCGGCCATCCTTGAGATGGTAAACCCTGCGTTCCAGACGATTATCGGCGCGTTTGTCGGTCTGCTGGGCGGCCTGAGCCTTAACGCCAACGCCCGCGACAAAGAGCCAGAAGCGCCTGCGCCAGAGCCAGAAGCACCAAAGGCATACGACGACCCGCAAGGCACAGTCTTTATCGACACGCCTGATGACGACGACGACGACATGGCCCCATGGGAGAAGTACCGCAACGACCTGCGCTACGATGCTAATGGCGACGGCGTGGTTGACGCAAACGACTTCCCTGATTGGCGCAACCCGGCAGCGTAATGGCGGGCGAACTTTCTACCGTTGAGTTGATTGGTCAGCTTTGGCCCGTCGTACTGGCGTTCATCTCGCTTACCATTATCCTTGCTAAAATGGATGTGCGCCTTGGCGTAGCGGAAGAGAAAATCAAAACGCTGTTTGAACTTTGGAATAAGGATAAAGACAAATGAGCCTTGTAAATCTACAGCAAAAGATAGGGGTGACGGCAGATGGTGCATTCGGTCCGGGTACACTTAAAGCGGCTGCGGCTTTTTATAAATTATCACCTGATCGGGCTGCACATTTCTTTGCTCAAACGGCGCATGAGTCGGGCGGCTTCAAAGCGTTCAGCGAGAACCTGAACTACGGCGCAAAAGGTCTGCGCGGCATCTTCGGCAAATACTTCCCGACCGATGCACTGGCCCGCGCTTACGAACGCCAGCCGATGAAGATTGCCAACCGCGTCTACGCCAACCGCATGGGCAATGGCGACGAAGCGTCAGGCGAAGGGTGGCTTTTTCGCGGTCGAGGCAGTCTCCAATTGACGGGCAAATTTAATTTCAAGGCGTTCTCTGATTACATCGGTCGCCCCGATGTGATGACGAACCCTGACATTGTTGCCACAGAACTGGCCTTTGAAAGCGCCCTGTGGTTCTTCGACAAGAACAAGCTGTGGTCCATCTGCGACCAAGGCATCAACGACAGTGCAATCCTTGCGCTGACGAAGCGGATCAACGGCGGTACGCATGGCCTCGACGACCGCAAACAGAAAACCAAGAAGTATGCTGCTTGGTTATAAGGAGACTACCATGAACTTGAAGAACATCCTTACGAAGATTGCCGCGAAAGAAGCCGCCGGTAAAATCCTGCCTATGGCTGACGCACCGAAAGCGCCGCTTGGTTGGAAAGCTCGGCTGGCTGCCGCGCTTGCCATCATCGGCGCGGCGGCTACGGCGCTGTCGCAATATCTATCTTAGGTTCGCCTAGCCATCATACGCCCGATCAGTATAACCATCGGGCCTAAGTCTTCGGGTGATTGCCCTGCCTTTAGCATGGCAATCACCATTTCCAGTGCTTCAGCGGTTGCCTCTGCATGGTCTGTCATTTTTTCAGCCCTACCATAATCTCGTCACGCTCCCGCGCCGTCCGCATCGCAGAGTAACGCTGATGCAACCGCCGGGCAATGGCCGGGCGCTTGTGCGTCTTCAGTTCCGCGTCCAGCGCTTCCTTTAGTTCGCTTTCCGTAAGGTCGGACAGCACGGCAATCATCGACCGCCAGTTTAGTTTACTCATTTTTCAATTCCTCTAAGGCTATGTCGGACACCGCACGCTTGTCGTGCAGCGCCGCCCATATGCGTTCGTCAATACTCTTTTCGGTCAGCATCACATAGACCCAGACATCCTTTGTCTGGCCGCTGCGGTGCAGGCGCCCGACTGTCTGTTCGTACAATTCCAGCGACCACGGCAGCGACAGGAACACCATGTGGCATCCACCATGCTGTAGGTTCAGGCCATGCCCTGCCGACTTAGGGTGGGCCAACAGCAGTTCGACCTGCCCTGCGTTCCAGTGTTCGATGACGTTGTCGTCGTCCATCGTCTTTGCGTGCGGGAAGCGGCGCTTCAGTTCCGCCAACTCTTCCTGATAAGTGTACGCGACGATGGTGTTGGCCCGCTGGTTTTCCGCCAGCAATTCTTCCAGCCGGTCAAACTTGTGGCTGCTGAACCAGATGGACGGTGTGCCTGCGTCGCGGTTGTAGACAAAGCCCGACGCCATCTGTTGCAGCTTGGTCGTCACCGACGCTGCATTCTGCGCTACGATCTGGTCGTCGCCGAAACGTGTCACATATTCCCGCTTCATCTCGTCATATGGTTTACGATTTGTTAGCGAAACCCGAACTTCATTAACATGACAGGGCGGCAGCTTGTCCTTGTACTCGCCCGGCTCCAGCACGAACGTCGCGGGGCGGATGCGCTGCATGACTTGCTCCAGCGCGCCGGCTGCCGGCACCCACTGGCCGAAGTCGCGGTTGGTGCAGATGAAATACTGCTGCATGAACGCACCCTTGGCACGGCCCAGCAGCGTCTG